GAACTTTGATATTGATATATATTTTTGTTTTCTATTAATAAATTTCTAACTTTTACGTCTAATTCCTGAGCTGTTACTTGTTTTTTATTCGTTTGTACATCAAAAGATAGAGTATTCCTTTTATCTTCAAACACTTTAACTAAAACATTTCTAGGTCTGTCTGTTCCATTCCCTTCATGTTCTGTTACTCCTCCATACATACATGTTTTTCCTGAAGCGTTATTTGGATCATCATTATTTATCTGATCATTCTTAGAAAAATAGCAATGCTTATAATAATTCGTTCCAAAAACATCTACATTTTTATTTTTATATTGATCAGCTAACATCTTATTTGCAAATTCTACTCTAACCTTATCGTAGTTACCAAACTTAGTATCCTTAATAGGATAAATAAGATCAAAATTCAAAAATTGATCGTTTGATTTAACATTATTTGCTTGAACGTAATGATTATCATATAAATATTTCATATTTTCCATAAGACCAGTAAATTTACTAGACTTATTCAACTGTTCTGGAGTTGGGTCTGGTTGAGTATCTGCTTTTATTACATTAGAACCTATAAATGAAACTTGACATGCTGCACTAAACAATAACAAAATTGCACTAATCAAAATAATTTTCTTAAAGTTTTTAAACATTGAAAAAACCTCCTTATAATATTTTAAAAAATTCCTAATTATAAAAACGTATTAGCTAATTTAATTATATTATAAGAATATGTTAATTACATTAATTTATCATTAATTAATATTAATTCTACCTTAAATCTCGTGTAGCACATACTTGTTTTTTATTATAAACTATTCAAGTAACCCTTATCTAATACTGCCCCATAAATTACCTACGCCCTGATTAGGCGGCGCGACGCCGTCCCATGTGCGTATAGGCATATAGTATCGTGTGCCTTGCCAATCAAAGCCAATCCACACATGCCCGTCTTGTAAACACACCTCGTCATAATCAACCCAACCGTTTGGCTGGAACCAGTAACCGAGTTTAACCGTTCTGAATGGTGCGCCGACACGTGTCGCGATAGGGGTATTACCACACACAAACGTCGCGCTTTCTTCCATATAATACGTACCATAGTTATTCTTACGCCACGCGCTCCCGACCGGTTTAACCGTGTTGCTTGACGCTGGCGACTTTTTGGACACAGTAGACACAGGTACATCACCTGTCATATAAGCGCGTATCTGTTTAATAAAGTAATCTTTAAGCTGTACTTGCTTAGCGTACGGCATTGCGCCCTGTGTTGTCGGGTCAAAGCCTGTATGTAGGTAAGCGCTACGGTGAGGGCACGCCGTTGACACAAACTCATTGTGTAATCGCACTGTGTTACGGTTAGCCGGTAACCCCCACTTTTTAAGTAAACGTGCACTTTCTTGAAATGCTGCTTGCTCGTTTGCTAAAAATTGCGCATTGCTAGCGCCTACAGACTGGCATATCTCAATACCATAATAATTTTTATTACCGTTAGCCGTTGCCGTGTGCCATGCTATACGCGATTCATCAATCGCTTGCCACACATCAGTGCCACTGATATAGCTGTGTGCGACACCCGCCTCTAATCGTGTCTGAGACGCACCAACAAGACTATTTCTATAAGCCTTAGCCGTTGCGCCGGCGCTACCCGCGTCATTATGTAATACTATGCCACTAGGCTTAGCGCCACGTTTTTCGAAATTGTAACCTTTGACCGGGTCAATGATAATATTTAGTTTAGGCGCTTTACGTTTAGGTGCTGGCGCTGGCTTTTTAGCATTCGGCTTAGTCACTGCACTAACCTGTTTCGCTTTCGGCTTATCATCTTTATAAATAGGGCGGATAAACCACATCGGATTATCATAAGGGTGCACACGCTTTGTGACAGTCTCCCAGCCACTTCCGGGTTGCTCTACGCCATCAGTCCAGCCACCACCTAGCCAGTTTTGCTCAACGACTGTAATTTGGTTTAGGTCGGCCTCAACGACCCATGCAACGTGGCCAAATCCTGCGCCGTAGTTAGCGCCCCAAACGACTAAGTCTCCGGGTTCCGCTAAAAACTCAGGCGTATTCTGATACACAACAGCTTTACCTTTAAAGTTATTTTTAAAAGGTATATCTTTCGCGCCTTGACCCTTTAAGTATTCTTTATAGAGCCGATACCAGCCTTGGTTAGCCTCGTCAAAGCACTGCGACCCGTACCAACCGTCAGGGTTGGGCTTTGTGCCAATATCACCATTTATCGCCTTTAAGTGCTCACCTTTAGTCAGTAGTGCGACCATGGTCCACACCTCCCTCAACGCCAGTAGCTTTGTCCGGTGCATTGTCAGGGGTGATAGGCGTCACGGGGTCGTCGTCCTCGTCCATAATATATAGTTGCTCATCAAACACCACAACGTCGTCATCATCGTCCGTAAACGGTTTTGATGTGTCGAACGTGTGTAACTCTTTTTCTTTCGCGTCAGGTACGAGCTCAGCTTTGTGTGCTGCTACTGTCTGCCACTCTAATTGTTCATCAGGCTGTTTACTATCACGGGGCTTGTCGTACGTCTGTACAATGCCTGTGTCAGCAATGCCTTTAGTTGTTGGGTCTGTGATGACGCCTAAAATACCAAGTGCTGTTAAGATTGTGCCGACAATTCCTGACAGTTGCTCAATCTGTGCGGATAAATCCACACCAAACATTTCCCCGATTTGCTTAAGTAAAACAAAAAACAACCCGATAAGGGCTGTTAATGTTGATTTATTTTGTAGTCTCAATTTCCAATTTATTTTCATAGGTTGAACCCTCCTAATTTAAATTAAAAAGGCCACCACATAAGTGATGACCTAACAAGCTAATTATTTACATTTACCAAACCAAAAGCACTCCCAAAACGACGCTCCAAACGTTAAAAATCCGAACATGGCTCTCACCTCCTTTATATGCCTAGCCAACTACGCAACAATGCGAGTAGCAATGAGCTACCTATTGTCGCGACAGTACCAAGCAACAGGTACTTAACCTGTTTAAAATCTTTAGTGCGTTCTTCATCTTTCTCTTTGTTTAGTTCTCTCTCTCGATTAATTGAATCAAGCGTAAAGTTCATTTTCTGATTAACCAACTCTTGAGAATGTTGTCCTTTTTTAACTTCGTCCAAAGAGTCTGAAATCTTTCGAGTTTCATCTTCAAGACGCGTCAAACGCCTTTCATGGTCAACTCTTTGGTACTCATTTGGCATAGAATCACTTCCTTTGTTTAAAGAAAAGACCTGACCACTTATAGTCAAAAGTAGTCAGATCTATTTGTTATTTAGTTTCTTTTCAAGTTCTGCATTATCTTTTTTAGCTTGCTCAAGCTTTTCGCTTAACGCTATATACGCCTCGCGCAAATCAATGATCGTGATTGTTTGGTCTTGCACCTGTGCATATAACGCTTTTTCTCTTGAGCTTAACTCGTTAGATTGTTGTTGATTCACTTGAAACCCCTCCGTCAATATATTCACGTACCTCTTTAACTATCTGATAAGTCACGTCTTCGTTTTTAGTCACTTTCAACATACTTTTAAGGCTGTCAACGACTGTCTGCGCCTCTTCTAATGTGTCAAACCGACGTGCACGGTTCTCCTCAACAGCGTGAATCGAATTCGTCACATCTAGGCTGATGCCTAAACGCTCATTCGTGCGTGTATTAAGCTGCACGACATAATAACTTGTTAATGTGTCCATGATCTAACCTCCTATTTATTTTCAAGCGTTGTAACACGCTGTGCTAAACTACGTATATTTGACTCGGCTGAGTCCATACGACGTTTTAAATCACTGATGTCTGCGTTAATCCAACCTATCTTACTATCTACACCACCACTTGCGTGTAAGTCCGTTTCTAACTGACTTATACGCCCTGCTAAGCCTCGTTGGTACGCCAAGATACCGTCAGACGCATTTATCTGACTGTGTGCGCCTAGCGCCTTGTCTGCGACCTCTTTCATTGACCACACACCGCCACGTACGAAATAGATGTCGTCCTCTTCAAAAGTGAACGCGGCTGCATCACTGCTTGCGCCGTCACGGTAGAGCTTGACGTTATGTGTATTAAATCTTAAAAAGCGTAAGCCACTGACTTGGTGCGTCATAACTGCGTCAAACCAGTTGTCCTGTCCGCCTATAAAAAATTTATCGTATGAATAGCTTTGCAACGGCTCAAGCACCATGGCGCGTGAGTTTAGAGCCGACTCAAAGTTAAAGCGTACCCCTAAGGCATCACCTTGCGCCCCCTCAGTAATTGTGACACGGTCACCACAAAGGTCTGTCCGGTTGGTGTCACCGATGACCCTTATACCTGCAAAACCGAAATCATACGGCGACACTTCACCATTTAAGTTACGATGACCACCGATATAAAACATAGGCGCCTCGCTACCTGTCTTAGTGCCAGCCTCCATGATGTGGCCTTGATGCAACATTCTAAAGCGGTTATTGCTACTGTGGAAGTTGATTGTCGCGCTGCCATAATAGTCTGTTGTACCATTATCTAAATTAAACGTTAACCAACCATTAAGCGCTGCTAACAATCCACCTTGAATGATGTTGGCTCGAATCGACCCTGCCGTGATTAAGTCCGCGTTAATTGCACCGCGTGTAATGGCGCTGGTAAAGGTCTGCCCGCCGTCGGTACTGACGCCAAGGCCAGCGCTGTTCATTAAAGTGACATAGTTCGGATTGTCCTTATCAACCGCCCTTATGCCATACTCGCCGAATCCCAGTTCTGTGTTGGCTGCGAGGAGCTTAACCGTTGCCGAGTTAACGGCTGCCGGCATTACGTCGGTGCTTAGCTGATAACGTCCAGCCACTAAATCCTTGACCGTGTTGATAGCGCCTCGTGATTCTGAGTTAAACCGAGATGTACGTGAGCGGTCACCAACAGTCACATCGCGCTTATAAACACGGTGCTTTGCGTCACGGTAAGTTTTCATCTCATTAACACGCAATTCTTGGTTATAGCCTATGTCCTTATCAATCACCGGTATGATGTCGCCTATCTCGGGTTGCGCAAACGGGTATTCGTCCGGCAACGCTACGAAATCAAGCGTTACAGACACTTTAAGCGAGTCTTCGACGATTTCTGCCATCTTTTTATCTAAGGTTGTTGCTAGCTTAATACGTCCGTCTGTGACCGGCGGCGCGTGGCGCTTACCGATACCGGGTATATCTGCCAATTTAGACGTGTACGACCTTTTCAACTTAGCTTCATGCATGCCCTCGTCGTCAGAAAAATCACCGTAGCCCTCAATGTAAGTATAAAACTGTGTTGCGTCCTCCTCGTGATGGACATTATTCGCATTTAGTCGTTTATTGATATGGTACGCTGGTCTTCTCGAAATCTCCTCCGCCAACTCAAAATGATTTGAGTCATTGTCGAACTTAAACTCAAGTCCGTATCGGTTTAATCCTTTTAGGAACATGCTTAAACGGTCATTACCGTCACCAGCATTCTCCCACTCAACAGCTAAGACGTTAGTTGATATTGAAAACGTGTAGGGCGTGCCGTTAAAGACTTCCGCAAAATAGTTGTTAGCCGTCCGACTACCTGAGATGTTAGCGTACACGCGTGTGTTGGCTAAATAGTCAAATTGTTCTTCTCTAGCTGTCACCTCAACGACTTGAACGTTTTTAGGACTTGTGCGGTTAACAATAACAACGGTATAACGTTGATTGTCTGTATTGCCTTTAACATTACGTACACGCCACATCTTAGATACGTCGTTAATGTAGTACGCTGTTTGCTCGTTCTCGATTAATTTAAACGTAACCATGCCGTCAGCACTGTAATTACTGACCTGTGTTGTAGCAACTGACGCAGTGTACTCATTACCGTATGTATCTTCTAAAACTAAAGCCATGCGCTACCTCCTTTCAAAAAGAAAAGGCTAGCTGTTAAGCTAACCTTAATAGTCTGTCGTAAACCACATTACAAATAGCGTAACCACCTAACTTGTTAGGGTGCACACCGTCGCTATACATCAAGCCGTTAGCGTTAGTCATAGCGAAGTCGCCTAAATTACGATACAAAGATACGTGCGCAAGACTTAACTCTTTCGCAATCTTTAATTGTCTGTCGCTATATTCTGATATTTCATGTGATTGCTGGCCGTCATATTTATTGCCACTCGGTGCGATTAAAAAGATACTTGCGCGCGGTTTAGCCTCTTTGATTCGATTGATAACTTCTTTTAAATCCGATTCGTACTGGTCCACCGAAACATTTTGCGCCATTTCATTCGTACCAAGTAAAATGCCGAATGTGTTAGCACGACAACGTTGTAACTGCTTAATCCAGTTAGCGCGGTCAGTGCTTGCGATGTGCCCAGCACGTAAACCACTGTTACCAATCTTATGGACAACAACGCCCTTACTGCCTTTATAAGCATAGCTACCGATAAATGATACTGTACCACTTACAATTTCAATGTTAATCGTATGTTTTCCAAGACTTAATGTTATAGGCGTCACTTCCTGCGTAGTCGCGTCAACGTTAACCCAGTCTCCGCCGTCCACATTATAGCGCCATTGTCCTGTATTTAACGTATGGATTTCGTAAAAGTCTAAGTCCTCAAAAAACTGTACTTTAATTGAGTCTCCTGTGGTACTAGATTCAGCCATAGCACTGTCTAGGCCTTTAGATTGTGCGATGTTACCTAAGCCCTCATCATATTGCGTCCATGTGCCACTTAGCGTTACAGACACTTCGCCATTACCTATATGACTATTGGCAAATCCTACAAACCCAATACCGCCATCGACATAATGTTTCAAGTATCGTTCACGTAAGGGTCGTGTTAAACGTTCGCCTTGCTTCTCAACGCCACCAGCAACCCAACTATCGCCAATAAATGCGATTTCTGCGCGTCCGTCATACGTGCTACTCATCGCTTTACTGAAATCAGATGTATAAGTTTTAAGAAATTGCTTTCCGAAATGGTCTTCGACATACTCAGACCCGCCTGCGCTTGCGTCCTCAATATATTCTTTAGGTATGTATATTCTGTACGGCACATAGCTACTTGGTAGTGAGTTGCCTTTTACAAGCATGTCTTTATCTATATTTAAATAGGACACCGAGAAACGCACGTATACGGCGTTTGACGGCACGTTTATTGTTTGGGCACTTGTAGCACTATTTGATATAAACTGTTTGTTAGCGTCGTAGAATGCGTACAAATTAAGCGCATTGCTTTTAGTAACTTGTGACGCACCTTTGATATTAATAAAATCACTCGCATAGTATGAGCTGTTTGCTGATAACGCGCCTGTTGACGGGTTAACATAAAAGCCCTGTGTCGCTTTCGACTTATCAAATAAGTTTACTGAAGTTTCAGTGAATCCGAGTTTATCTAATGTTAAAGCACCTGACGCAACCTTATCGCCTGAAATAGTACCATCACCGATGATTGGGCGTAAGTAATCTATATAACGATAATAAGCCTCATAAGATGTTGACGCTGTGCCTTTTTCAATCTGATATTGTTTGTAGTTGTAAGTGTCTACACCCTCTTTTAATGTAGATGTGCGTAGATAATAAGCGTTTGAGGGTGTTGTGAATGTACGGGGTTGTTTAACTGTTGAGGCTTTAGCTAAACCGGATATGTATTGTTTGTTGATGTCATAGAAAGCTAACACTTCACCATAATTTTGTGTGTATTCAGTACTAGGGGTAATAGGTTCAAACGCACTCGTCACAAAATACTGGCTGGCTGCAAGCGTACCTGTTGTGTTACTAACAGCTTGCCCCTCTACAACCTCATTCATTCTAAATATGTTCTTGCCTGTCTTTACAAACGCTGTCTTTTCTGTTGTGACCGAGTCAGTGGCAAGTTTAGGGGTAAAGATTGAGCCGTCTGCTGTTACTGCGTTAACGTCTGCTGTGCCTGCGATGGCTTTAATCACTTCATCAGACAGATTCTCAAGCCCGATTTTACCTAGATTATAGTTAATGTCGCTTACACTTAAATCGCCTTTACGTACAAGGTCGTTTAGCGTGATTTGCAATTGTTCAAATTGCTCAGGGGTAAGCTGTGCATTTAAGTTGGTTAAAATCGTGTCTGATATGGCTTTTAAATATTGCTCAATCGTCATAAAGTTGCTATTTAAGTTATTCTTATTGCGTGCATTTAAGCTATTACCGATTTTATGTAAATACATTTAGCAACCTCCTTTATAAATAGTAGAATCGCATATCAACACTTACAGTTGCGTTGATATTCTTATCGACCATAAATGTCGATTTGCCTACCGGTATCTCCGGTATCTCTAAATTTGTCGCATTCTGTATGCTTAGTTTGTTTCTAAAGTAACCGCCATAGTTTACGACAATCTCATCCCCTGCGCCAAAGGTCATTTTAGACCCGTCAATCATACAATCAGTTTTATTGAAGCCGAACCACAACTGACCTGTTAAAGGCTCATTTAATTTAAATACGATTCGGTAGTACATATTGAATTGGTCGATAGGTACATCGCCTATATTGTGGATGTCTAAAGTCTTACCCTTAGACAAATCAAGCGTATAGTTATATTGACCGTCCTCAGACTCTAAACCTTGCCCCCAGCTAAACACGTTGTTAGGTACTAACTCTAAGCCCTTATCTTGTAGCCATAAGCTATTTGCCACACTTTCAGCAAACGGTAGCCCTACCGTTTCGAACGTCAACTCTCCTCTACCCTCTGCCGTATGCTTTTTCTGCTCAATTTCTACAGCACCGGTCAAGCGTACGCGGTATCGTACAGCGTTCGCCTCCTCATGATAGTTTTGAGGATTATCGTATACTGTTTCAAAGCCATACTCGTCTTGTGACACGGCTTGTGTATCACGGGTTGTATCTTTAAACATGTAGCTTGTTACGTCAGGGCGTCGTAATTCCTGTATGTAAAACGGCTTTGTATCTGTTGCAAGTTTAAATACCAAATCACGTAACAACGGATATTCTGAAAGGCTCGCGCCTTTAAAACTGAATGGTACAACGATTTCACGGCTTTTGTATGTCGTGCCGATTTCAAAGTTGCCATGTAAACCCGCTATAGGCTCCGATATCGTATCAGTCTCAATCCCTTTAACCACAAAATCATGCACCGTGATACCCTCTTGGCCTAATGTGTAGGTCTGTCCATCATCTTTAGTAATTTTAATGTCCAATGCGACACCTCCTTAGATAAAAAAGGACGCTTTAAGCGCCCTTGTAATTAGAATGTTAGTACAGCGCCGTCACGTGCATTCACGCCGTTTACTTTAGCTGTTAACACTTCATCGTCGGTATCAAGCTGTACGTGCAAGAATGTCTTGTTCGGTTCTGATTTGACCTCATACGTATGATTCGCCTGAACTGTGCCACGTGCTGCAAGGTTACCAAGCTCACGATTGATAGCCTGCACCTGAGGGCGTGCGTTTAAGTCAGGATTAAAGCTGTTTGTCATCGCGTTAGCGATTGCAGCTGTTTGACTGACCACGTTACGCCCTTCGCGTTGTATACCGATATTCATACCAGCCATGGTGTAATACCCGATGTCTTTAAACACGCGCGATGGTGAGTGAATGCCTAACACGCCTTTTACTGCGTTTACGGCGCCTTTTGCGACGCCCATAGCAGCAGACGCCAATGCACCCGCCATGGCTTTAACACCGTTAATCATGCCCATGATTAAGTCACGTCCGGCTGACACCATTGCACCTATAAAGTTACGTGCTGCTGACACCATACCTTGTACACCTGATGTAATGGCGCTAAGTGCTTGACTCGCACCACTAACGATTGATGATACAAATGACGACATGGCGCTAACTACAGCTGACACAATACTTGCAAACGCACTTGTGACCGCACTTAGTATGCTAGACATCACAGACGCTGCAATACTACGTGCTTGGTTAAAGCCACTTACTACGCGTGACACGAATGAGCTGATTGCGCTTGATACGACCGACACAATACTCGACCAAATCGAAGATATCAAACTCATAATAGCCGACATTACTGACGACACTATACTACGCGCTCGGTTAAATCCGCTTGAAACGAATGACGCTACAGCACTTACTGCGCTTGATACGGCTGATACAACGCTTGACCAAATGGACGATATCACACTCATAATTGCCGACATAATTGACGATGTGATACTCATCATACTTGACCAACCATTCGATACGAAAGACACAATAGATGTCACGATTGATACGATTGTGCTGACCAGTGTCGACCAAATAGCCGACGCAACAGCAACTAATGACGCCCATAAAGCCTGTGCGGTTGATACAATCGATGTCCAAATTGCGGATAATATCGCGCCAATGCCTTGTACTGCAGTAACGATGGCTGTTTTGATTAGTGACCAAATAGCCACTGCGGCAGCGACCAGCAATGTCCAAATTGTCTGCGCATTAGTGACCATTGTCTGCCAAATAGTGCTTAAAGCTGTCGCCAAGATGTTAAATATATTTGTGGCTGCCGTAACAATCGCTGTCCAAATGGCTTGTCCTGCTGCTTCTAAGGTTTGCCAAGCACCTTGCCAGTCACCTGTAAGTAATTGTAATAAGGCAGTGACTACGCCGATAATTGTGTGTAGCGCAATCGTAACCACAGCTTTAATTAACTCCCAAACGACCTGTACAATCGTCACAAGCACTTGCCAACCTGCCTGAAAGATAGGCGCTAAGACTGTCATAGCTGTCTCAATTATCATTAAAATTGTTTGCCAAGCTGTTTGTATCTTCTGCACAAGCGGTTGCATAGCGTCACCAACGTACCCAAACTGGCTAGCTAAGTTTTGAATAAAACCGATAACCGCCGTGACCGCTTGCATGATAGCGCTTTGAACCGTTATAAACGCGTTAGTGACCATTGTGCGTACGGTTTCTGATGAGTTCCAAAGCAGAATGAACGCGCCGACTAACAAGCCTATAACGGCGATTATTGCAAGCACTGGTGCTGATATGGCACCGAATGCTGTACTAAGTGCGCCTATCGCAGCGGATAATAAGCCGGAACCACTGACCGCACTTACAAATGCACCGATAAGTGGTGCGATAACATTCTTAACAAATAAGATTGCTGGGGCGAGTTGCATAAACAATCCACCCAATGTTGCAATAACGCCGAGTAATGCGCCTATAATCGGGTGGGCTTGTGTTAGATTCTTAAGCCACTCAGTAAAGGCTAAGGCCACATCTAAAACGGCTGCAGCAAGAGGCGCCATGCCAACTGCTACATTGATAATTATGCCGATTAAATTACCTAATATGCTTAATAGCTTAGGACCATTCGTTTGCACATAATCAATAAATTGTTTAAATCCGTCACTTGCAGCGATACGTGCCGACCATGATTCAAATTGAGCGGCCATCTGTGCGAGTGATGAGAAGATTAATGTTGAGTTAGGGGCAAAGGCTTTCATAAGGTTAAATATGCCTCGGAACGTTGAGCCGAATATTTGCCCAATCAATGGCAGATTCGTCTTAACATAATCCGTAAACGCTTGTATCGCTTGGGACCCTTGTACACTGTTAGCCCATTCATTAAAGCGTTTACCCATGTTGCTAAAGCCTTTAGACACCCATTCAGTGAGTGGCGCTAAGTTAGTTAACACGCCAATCAGTCCGCTACCGAATGACCCGGCAGCGCTTAGCATGTTATTGAAGATACGTACACCCGTTGAGCCCATCATAGCGAAGAACTTACTTGCTACTTGTGAGTTACGCGCCCAGTTAAGCATTTTAGCGCTTGCTTGTTCAACGCCACGAGCGACACCGCCAAGAAACGGCGTAAGTCCTGATAGCGCAGCGCGCGCCGTATTGACACCGTTCGCCAGTGAGTTAAATATTTGTGCTTGATTTTGCTTAATCAATCCAGCCCATTCAGATTTAAGACTACCTAAAGCACTTTGAAATGAAGATACTTCTTTAGTTACGCTCAGTGTACCATTCTTAACCATACTAAGCGCACTAATAGCCATCGCACCAAAGCCTGCAGCACCTGCAGCAGCAACACCAAATGCGGCAGCCATGCCAACTGCGCCAACGCCAACAACAGCAGCTGCGTTCATTACCGCCATAAGTGCGGGTACAAGTGACGCAACAGCGGGTACAACGGCGGTAATGCTTGAAAGTATAGCGCCTTTAAAGACATTACCTATCACGGTACCTGTTGTTCTGATGTCATTCGCCAACACGTCCATATTCCTATCAAAATCGCCTAAACCTTTATGTAATAGCTTTAAGGCGTTAAGTGCTGGGTTAGCGTCCACATCAAGCCGGGTACGCACCCGATTAGGGATTGAGCGTAACATTGCTTTAAATGCTTGTATACGCGATGTGGCGGCCGCACTGTCTATATTAAGATTTGCTTTAGCGCGTTGTCGACTAAAGTCATTCAATGACCGCTTAGCCTCATTAATGGCTGCACGCGCACGTGTCGCGTCTGCTGTTATCTGTACATCAGCTGTCTTGTTTGCAAGCGCTGCGACATTCATACTTATAAGTTGAATACGCTTCTGTGCTTTAGCGATATCAGCGTCTACCTCAACGTCTGCACGCTCGTTATCAATCTTTTCGACTAATTTTTCAAGCATAGCTAAATTAGCTGTAGCACGCTTAACGTCTGCACCTAGCTTAGCATCTGCCTCTAAACCTTGAAAACGCTCGACTGCTTGACGTGCACGTTGCACATCCGCCATTAACTGCGCTGTATCTGCGTCAAGACTTGCGTCAGCCTCAGTGTTGTCAAACTTATCTACAACGGCCTGCGCTTTATTTACAGCATTAACAACGCCTGAAGCGTCCGCATCTAGTTTAGTATCTTTGATAGACTCTGTTGAACCTTTAAATCGTTCCGCAGTACGGCGTGCAGCGTCAACCATACGCTTAAATTTGCCCGTATCGGCTGTAATCTGAGTGCTTATCTTGTATTCTGCCACTTAACCCCACCTCCTTTATTGATTTGTTGAATTTGTTTAAGTATGTCGACGCTAGGGCGTTCAGGCTTGTCATCTTGCTCAAATATCATTGATTCACCCTTATTCAAGCGTCTGTAGTTCTTCTCTAAGTCCAAAATATCGCCGACACCTTTAAAGTTGTATTGCTCTTTTGGCTTCTTCTCGGTACCAACGTTTTTTGTACTTTGCGCGTCTCGTATCGCAAACGCCAATTCGTACAATTCATGCTTACGTTTTAAATACTTGTATTCAAGCGCATACATCATATAGTTAAACTCGGTCAAAGTCATATGATCTATGCGCTGTTTATCCCAAATATCAAATTCATGCATGCACATGATTACAATCCTGTCATACGTTAATACGTCCGCCGGATCTACTTCTTCGCTGCCTTTTTCGCTTTGTTGTTCTCTTTCACGCGGTCGTTGACTAGGTTTTGGGTTAAAGGTCGCTTTCCCAATTCCTCGATAACTTCATCACAGAAGTCTTCAACCGAGCTGTTTTCGATGATATCTTCTAAAATAGCCTCTAAATCCTCATCAGTCTTAGGACCTTTCTTGTGATGTGCTGTAGCCGCTTTAATTACTTTAGATAACGCTACAATGTTGCCCGCGTCTAAGTTAGGCACTAACATTTCAAGACCTTGCCCGATTTGCATTTGGTCTACGTTAAACCCTAAGTCTCTATCAATATTATTTAAAAATTTTAGTCCGAATGATAAGTCTAAATCTCTACCTTTAAAATTAATATACATAATTGGAACCCTCATTTCTTTAATTTAGATAAAATAAAAAAGCAGGGTCGTGCCCTGCTTTAGATTACTTATACTGATGCTGTTTGTACTGTAATTTGTACTGTGCCTGTTACTCCGCTACCGTCGTTAGCTGTTGCTTTAATTGTCGCTGTACCGTCAGCTTTACCAGTAACCAAACCAGTGTTAGGGTCAACTGTTGCGTAGTCCGGGTTTTCTGAGCTGTATGTAACGTTTTTGATAGTTGCGTCTGATGGTTCAATTGAAGCTGTAACTGTAGTTGTTTCTTGTGGCGCAATAGTAGTCTTACCAGCGCTTAAAGTGATTGTTTCAACCATTTTAGCTGCACCGTCTGTTGGTTGCGGGATATCCGCTAAGCCGTCGTATGCTGGATCTGACGCCACTGTGTCGTGGAACCCATACGCTGCTTTGTTAGCCTCGATTTCAGGCGGTAACGTCGCAAACCCACGTTGTTTTTTGCCATATACACTATATTCCCACTCAAACTCAGCAATGCTGTCTGCCTCGTTTGAGCGTGTAAATGACGTCCAGTAACCTTGTCTGTATTCTGCTTTATATTTACCTTGTGAGTTTTTAACGCGTTTATTAATTACCCACGTTTCGTAAGCCGTGCCGTCCTCTGTCGCGTCCTCGATTTCATCGCTTAATGGGTCGTTGTTGTCCATATAAGCTGTACCAGATACAGTTGATTCAAGAGACCCGCCTGACGCTACAGAACCGTCAACAGTCGCCTCAGTATCTGAATCTCGTTCCGTTTCGCGCTCAAGCTCAGTAATCCACATAACTTTATTGGCGTCTTTCGCTTCGCCTAATTTTCTGATGAGAAACAATTCATCAGTGCCTTGTTTAATTGCCATAGGTTTAACCCTCCTATTATTTGTATTTAATGTGCGTCATACTCGACATTGATTGTCGTATGTATTAACGTCTGTTCAGTCGTGTCATTGTCAGACACGTTTGTATTGATTTGTGCGTTAAACAGTGTGTAGCCGTCTAACGCTATATCGTCTGAAAGTATGTTATGTACTTGCATATATAGCGCGTCGTGTGCGCCTCTATCGTCATCTAAGCCCCATATATGCAAAGTAGCGCTTGGGCGTCCTGTGTAGCTATCAAATGTAGCTTTGTGCTCGTCATCAGTCATTGACTGAATCATCACAAATGGATAAGGTACGTCATCGTGGTAATCCCTCATCGTTATCACAGGTACGCCCAAAGCGCTAACTTGCTTAAATATGTAGTTGAAAAGCTGGAATTGTGCGGATTGCATAAAGCTGTACCCTCCTTATCACTCTAACAATTCTTCAAGGTCTGCACGGACTTTAAAAAGATATTCTTGGTAGACCGGAAACATGAACGTGAATGGTTTCATTTTACGGGTGCCAAATTCAAGGAACCCCGAATAATACGCATTTGACGTGATTGTGTAGTCACGCTCACCATTTTTCTTGCTCTTAACAAGGCGTGCTAGGTTACCAGTCCAATAACCACGTTTCATAACGCTGCGCGCGCTTTTAACGGTGGCTCCTACAAATTCCTTTGCGTTCTGCGATAGAATATAATCAACCTCGTCATCAATATCGTCATGCATATGCTTAAGGTGCGCAATCAGATCATCAATAGACGCCATTACTTAACCTCATTCGCATATATAGCGATGTCATGACGGTACTCAACAACCTTGACAATCTTATAAGCACGTCCATTCACGTATGCATGCGTTGCACGGGTTAAGTCGTCATTGTTAGATCGCTGCAAGCGTATGACTGTGATGTCTTGGTAGACATTGCCAAATGACGCTTGTGCGCGTGCTGGACTAAGGGGGTTAACGTTACACGGTATGTTATCAAATAACACTGATTCAGTTGATTCAGTCCGACCTGTATCAGGATTGTACTTTTTACCACTAAGGAGCTTTATAGTTACACGGCTGTCGTAGCGCATTAATAGAACACTCCTAAACCGCGTTTTGTTGTGCTTTGTTTTGGGTAATATCTTTCAATCGCAGACAGGTACTCGCTAAAATCATCGTCGCGGTATGTGCTTGATCGCCCCTCAACGCTTTCTGATTGCATGCCCTCTGCGCCGATACGGTTATAACGCTTTACAGTGACCTCATCAACAATAAATGATAAGCCACTAGGCACAACCGTCTCAGTAGCGGGCAATAGCGACAATAACCGCTTTTCAGTGTTATCAATCAAGACTTGTAATAACTTATCTTGCTTATCGTCGGTAATAGACAAAATCGTTTTAACATTGTCAAGTGTTGCCATAGGCTACCCCTCCAACGCTTTTATGATTTCTGCTTTAGTTGCTTTCTTACCGACTTCAATACCGTGATAATCCGCAATGTCGAACAATTCCGCTTTAGTCATTTCCTCGTCAACATCAATCGAGATGAAACGCTCGTTATAGTCGTTTTGTTTATGAAAAAGCACTTCAAATCGTACTGAGTCAAGCTCCTCAATTGTGTCACCAATTTCATATGACTTTCCCGTGTCCTTGTCTGTAAATGCCTTAATAACTTTATAAGCCATGTGCTAACCTCCTAAACTGTTATTAAACTGATGGTGATGATGGTTCTGACGCTGCTGGTGCAAGCTTAGCGAATGCATTATCGTTACCAATTAACATAGCTACGTCCATAGTTGCACGTAACGCGATTAATTCTTGTTCGTACAAGTTAACAGGTGATCCGTCTTCGTTTGTGATTGTTGATAACTGTGCGTCTTTAGAAATCTCGTAGTTAATGTTGTAAGGGATACCGTAGAATAATTGGTCAAAGTCACCAGCGTAGATTGTGCCAGCTGGCATAGATTTAGATTTCAAATCAACCGTTTGAACGCCGTCAATAGTGTTTGAACGACGGTCGTATAATGCCTCTTTCGTGTCTGCGTCAATCGCACCACGTAACGCTGTTTTGTTTTGGTTTTTAGAGATAAATGCGTTAGGTTCGAAATCATCGGCAAGCATTGCATCTTCTAAAGCCAATAGGTTATCAAAGTTGATAGGACCGCTAACAACGTTACCAGCTTTAACAACTGATTGCTCAACGGATTGTGCGAATGGGTTGTCAACGTTTAAAATGCCTGCCTCATCAAACTTCTTATAAAACGCCTCAACAATTTGTGGTTTTAACGCCTCAAAGAATTGACGGTATGTGTAATTTAAATATTCACGTGACACAACAAGGATTACACCCAATTTGTGTGCGCGCATAGACGCTTGTACCATTGTTGGTTTTGATGTTTGAATCTTACGACCCTCACCAACCCAGTAAGCGCCCGGTTTGTCTGCAAAGTAGTTAAATTTCTTTTCAGATTTTCCGTTCATTTCTTGGAATTTACCTAATTGCATGATTTTAGAGTTTTCAAGAACACCTTGTAAGATAGGTGCGTTAAATTCATTTAATAACGTCCCATCAGGTTGTTCGTGCATCATCACGTTATCAGGATTAAAGTCCTGTACTTTTACATCTGCTGCCATAGTTTACAGCCTCCTAATTATTTAATGATTCTTGCTTTTCTTGCCATCTCGGCAATGTCTTGTGTGCCTTGGTTAACGTTTGTGCTGCTTAATGGCGAGTCGATACGTGCAGCTTTCTGACGTGTCGCCACTTTCACACGCTCATCTACTGCGCTATCAAAGTCTTCTTTGATTTGCTCAACGGCTTGTTTAATCTTTTCATTGTCCTCAAGCGTCGCTAGTGTTTCGGCGAATACTGTAGGTAACTCCTTATCTCTCAAGTCGTCTTTAATGTCAGATATTAAGGTGCTACGTCGGATAGCCTGTTCACGCTCTTCAATTTTCTTCTCACGATCTTCAAGCTCTTTCTTGTAGCGCTCTTCTTTTGTCATTTTGGCGTATGATTCGCCCTCTTTTCGTGCTGCCTCGATTTCTTCGGCATGTCGTGCCGCTTGTCGATTAAGTGCTTTGTCTACCGCTTTAGATATCTTTGAGTCAAGCTCTGATTGCGTCATTGTAAAGCCCTCAGATTCTTGTTTCGATTCGTTTTGCTCTGCGCCCTCATTTTGCGTTTGTTCAGTGTCTTTTGTTTCCATGTCGTCAGATTGTTGCTGCTTTTGATCTTCTGCCATTTTTATCCTCCTCACACAGTCATAACCCCAAATAAAAAGCTAGCCCCCGACGTATGTCAGTTACTAACCTTGTATCGCGATTAAGCCCGTATAATTAGTATTTTATTTAGTCTGACAGTTTAGTGACGTGTCAAGGTCAAGCACTTTTTACATGTGTGCTCTCATGAGATATTGGACCACGCTCCATTTCTGCGCATATCGCGCATATCGCGTAAATGCATAAAAACCGCCCCCAATATGTAAAATAGCCGTCAGTCGTCGCGACTGTCGGCATGTAGGCTATTTGCTTTCTAATTTAGTTAATCTCTCATCTTGTTGCTTAACTTGGTACTTAAGCCATTCATTTTCTGATTTTAAATCTTTAATCTTATCTGCTAACTTTTCCATAAGCTCCATTTGCTCTGCATCAAATTTGACTGTATATGTGAATGGGTCTTGAATAGTCATTTGCATCACCTCTATATAAAGTTTTTCGGTTGAATTTGCTTTTTGTCATCTTTTTTCTTTTCAGATTTGCTTTGTTGCGGTGGTGCCGGGTTGGATTGATTCAGCTTAATCAATTCTTTGTGAATGCCATGTAGACTTTCTGCTGCCATCTTTAAATAAGTCAAATAGTGGGGGTCTGTCATGTTATAAATCCTCCTCAAACATATCTAAATTGTACTTGCCTTTACGTTTCTTGAAGAAGTCCTCACGCCAATTACCCACGTGCGGCACTGTCGTAGACCGACAATTCGGGTGCATAGGTGGCGCGTTAACGCCCGGTACCATATCTTTCACTTTAAACACTTTACCGTCAAGACCTCGGCAAGTTTTTGAAGTTTTTTCATCTAGCTTTGCAACATATTCATACTCGCTATCTTCGCCAGAATTCTCGATGTAACTCAACTTCTGTGCCTCGGTCTGTACTCGAGCTGTCTCGGTTATAAGTAATCTTTTAGCTTGTGATGTTGACACATTCATTTTCTTTTTTAGATCAGGCACAAACTCGTTAGGGTGGCGCCCACGTAACACAACATTGCTTACAGTCTTCTCAACGTAAGCCCGCACCTCGTCCATATCGTGCCACAATCTTGTCGACCACTTCATACCTTGGAATGACGCGTTGACGATTGCACGCACATGACTTGGCTTGATTTGAACCGTTTGTCCTAATATGCCTGATTGGCGTAAAACTTCACGGTTAACAGCCTCTGTCATATACTCATACATCTCACTTTCAACAAGTGCGGTGCCATACGTATATATCACGTTCAGTTGCTGCTTTAAAAGCTCTTCGCGCGATACGTACATCTTCGTGTTGTATTGCCTTAATTCTTTATTAGCCTTATCGCTAAAGTCTTTGTTAGCTACATAACGCTTTACGCGATCTTGAAATTGCTGTATGTCTGTCGCGTCAATGCGTCGTTTAGCCTCTTTGATAGATATGCCCTCTTTATCTGCGTATTTAGCATAAAAAGTATAAATCTCCTTTTCAATATCTTGAATGACCATACTAATAATCTGCCTTACACGTTCCAACACTTCAGCGTCTAGCTTGCTTTCTTCTTCAATCACGCGTCTAGCACGCTCAATCCAATATTCTTGATTACTTGCCATTCACTCAACCCCTTTTATCTGTGTTGGTTGTATCTTCCTTGCTATCGGGGTTGTTAAACGTATCAGGGTAGGCACCCGGTGCATTGTCTTGCTCGCGTTGGCGCTCGTCTTCAATACGTTTCAGCTCTTGTTCAGGATCGTCAATAAACGACATCATACCTAGCAACGTCTGCTGGCTAAGCGTTCCGCCCGCTTGCAAGAATAGATTTAACTCTTCAGTGCGTGAGCGTGGTAAGTTGCGGTTAAACGTATAAGTTAAGTCCTTAAGCGTCGTGTCTGCTGTGATTTGGTTGTGTAACTTTAACATTACCTCAATCAGCTTATAACGTCGGCTTAGCCCTTTTCTGAAGTGCGATTCTTTGATTGTCGATTTCTGCTCTAAGCCAAATAGTTTATACTTCATCGCCTCACCGGATTGATTGCCTGAGAAGTTCTCGTCAGACAAATTAGGCGTATGCGTCAACATGTGTATATTCTCACTCAAGCGGTTCTTATAAGCCTCAGCGCCTGCCACATCGTACTGCTTGTAGATATAACTAGCGTCGACATTACCCTCTTTGACCGCGCCATCAATTCCGTCACTATTATAAACAGGTGGTACCAAATGGAATATGTTGGCCTCTTTTTGTGCTTGTATAACGTCAAGGTCTGTAAGGTCGACATCGCCTTTAATCAATAGCATAGCGTCATTGATGTCTGTCATGTAGTTAGCTATATCAGATTGCGCCGCGTCATACAAATCAATCAACGTAAGCACTTTTTCAAAGTCACCTTGTCTGTTCTCATTATTGCTATATTCAGTGACAGGTACATAACCGAACAGGTGGGGCTCAGGTCTGTCGCGTTCTGTTAATTCGAAATTTACACTTTCGGTAGTTTTGTAAAAATACGTTGCTTGGTCTGTAATCACGTCAACATAATACAAGTTGTCCGCTTGGTTACCGTCCACGCCGTCAATCGTATCAACGTGCCAGTACCTAATTGCTGCAATGCTGTGCTGCTCGATGTTGTTGTCATAAATCACGAATGTGCTACGTGCGTCAGATTTGTATAATCGCAATTCGTCATCTTCGTTCTTTGTCACATACTCATAAGCGCGACCGTACACGCTTAAATCTAAACCAAGTGACCTGTTGTGTGCGTCAATGTCGTTTAAATTGTGTATGTCGTTAATTGCCTCTAATGCCTTATCTTTGACATGCGCGATTTGGATCGTGTTACCAAACACATAACCATTTGTAAAATCTGCAATGTATGAGGCGAAGTCATGGCTTGCACGATGGTCTGCCTTAGTGCTTTCTAGTCGTCTGCGTGATTCACGAGACACAATAAACGTGCGCCCCTCGTAATAATCGTTTAACGTTACAAGTCTTGGGCGTTGGTGCTCCCTGTGATGTCGTATAAAGTCGCTTATCTTTCTTGGTTGCGTGATAAGTGGCGCGTCTGCATCGTCACCATAACGGTATGTCAAATTTGCTTGCGTGTCATATGCGTGTGCTAGGTGATTGCGATAATCTAAATCACGCTCGAAGTTATTTACATAAGCCATTATCTAACCTCCTTTACAGGCCGAACGCTTTCGCTGCTTTAACATTACGCGCTGCGCTGCCTTGTCTTTTAACTGGTTTATTATAAAATCTTTCAACACTGTAGCGCAGTGCGTCTATACAGTGGTTATAACTGTCTACCGGCTCATTTTTATACTCGCCAGTTGTTTTATCCTTTTGCCACGTGTAGTTGTCTAGCTCCTCGATTGTCTTAAAACAACGCTCATCAACCACGATTCTGAATTGCAATAAAAACTGCAATCCGTTAACAACCGAACCTTTACCTTTACGTGTTGGCACGATTCTGTTAATGCCTAAACGCTTAAGCTCGTCAATACTTTTACGCTCGGCACTATCTGCTGTTATTTGCTCTTTCGCATATCCTAAACGCTTAATTACGTCTGCTATGTCTTTGTTTAGCATACCTGTCTTGCCATATTCCTCGACAATGTACAGGGTTTTTGTCTTAGTGTCTATTTTGGCATGTATAAACGCGCTCATGTCATTAATATAACCAAAGTCTAGCCCAAAGTAAGACGGTAAGTGTCTAAGCTCATCAGCATTTAACAAACGCTTTTCATATTTTGGGAATACTAATTTATCGAGTGTCGCAAATTCCCCAAGTGCATATATCTTGTAATATGCAGGGTTACGTCTTGCTAAGTCCTCAAGATTCTGACGCACACGCTCGTCAAGGAATTTATTATCTTTATAGCTTGATTGGCGTATAAGCACGTCATCGCCTTGGGGTTGCTCGAAAAAGTACTTGTATACCCAGTTTGTCTTAGACACGGGGTTAAACATTAAATAGATTTGCCGTTCGTGGTGCTTACGCTCCCTCAGACGTAACGTTAACTGTGTGTAGTCATTTAACATAAATTCGGTAGCCTCTTCCATGACCACATCAGATAAGCCTTTAATCGACTTAATTTTTTCTGGGTTATCGAGCCCTTTAAACAAGAATATAGCGCCATTCGGCAATGTCACTTTGTTATCTGTTTTATTCCAGTGGCACAAGTCCCAAATATGAAAGTCAACCAAACACGATTTAACATCTTCAAATAACGACTCTTGCACGGTTGCTTGTACTTTTCTAAGCCACAAAATCTTACGCGGTACTGGCCATGGCTGCAATGCCTTTAATACAACTTTTTGCACTACACCGTGTGATTTTCCGCTAGATCCTCCACCGTAATGTACTTCGGTAGCGTGTGAGTAATCAAATAGAATATCGTAAATGTTTTTATTAAAGACCTTTTCAGGCTTTGAAAAGTTAAGCGTTAGTGTCGTCATTGTTATAATCGCCTACTTTGATTTCAATGTTGCGTTGTATAATGTCTTGCTCGACTTTATCGCGGTACTTATGCGGTAAACGATTCTTAAGCGCAAATATTAACGATGTAGGGTTGGCGTGTTCATATTTAGTTGTCGTAACTACCTTACCATTAGGCAGTGCTGTTTCTTCTGTATAGTAATAACCTGTTGCGCGTTTGTGCAAGGCGTTTTCTAATTCGTAATCAGAAACCTCTTTACCTTTTTTTATGGCTTCCATAAATTCCTCTTTCTCTTCTTTCCACTTCATTAAAGTTTTTATGTTAACACCAAAATTATGTGCGATTTGTCCGTCTGTTAATCCGTCACGTTTCCACCCTTCAACCAGCGGTAACTTATTCTCAATATCTAACTTTTCATATAAAGTTTTTCTGGCCAAAATTATTACACCTCCAATGCTAGAAATTAAATCAATCAGCTATTTACTTTTTCATATTAAATATACTTATCAAATCTGTTGATAGCGCCACAAGACGTTATGCCAATGTACAATTTATCGTTAACATCATTTGAAATTTTATATACTTCATACACCATTTCATATATCACCTTCTTTACGTTAATAACTCTTTAAATTCAATATAAAAAGCGCCTGACCAAAAGGGTAAGGTCAAACGCTTAATAATATAGTATTGTTCTAATACATCTTACAGGTAATGGGTAGGAATAGAATCGCTGAAAGGATAAAAGATACTCTTGTTGTGCTTATTGAGCACACTACCATAATATAACCTTTTTTTGCGGATAACAACGGGTGAAAACTCCAAATTTATATGTGACCTATTTTATCCGCTAACTTATTTAATTGAGCTGTTTTCCAACGTAATATCGAAGTTAAACTATAATGATTTTTATAAGCTATCGCGTCCCATGTATTACAACTCGGAGGCTTATCCCAGTATTTAAGCCTAAATATTTCTAACGTCTCGTCGTCGCACTGAGATAAATATTCTTCAGTTCCTTTCACAACATCATAGAGTCTTCTGTATTTAGCGTCTGTATTGAGTTTGATTACTTGTCTTTCAGTAGGCTTCCCCACGATATTAGTCTTGCTACCATCCGGATTAATAGGTTCGTGATTTGATAATATTTCGTACTCTCTGAATTTCAATTCTTTTCGGTACTTATCAAGATTCTCAATATAATCTTCCAGTTTTTTATAATCAGCTTTTGTTAATTCGATTATCACAAGTCATCCCCCTTATTTAAATAATTCTTTCACGTATTCTTCTCCACTCTCTTCAAACACGTGCCCAGCAAGAACACTTACTGCATAATTAAGTATTTCGTTTCGCTTCTTTAATATCGTATTGTGAATGAGTAATGCAATAGATAATAATGATAGCAGTATAATAAGTAGTATCATTACTTATCCTCCAACATGTCATTCATTAGTTTCTTAGCACCCTCATAAATCAGAATCGTTACCAGCGTGTGTAGAATAGTTTTCATATGATCACTCCTTGTTAAGTAATTCCTTGATTTTTAAATAAATGTCACTTTCTTCTCTCTCTACATATTTAAACTTGCAACCTCCAACCTTGTTTCGTCGCCCCTTTAAATTCTTAACGATATTACCTTGATGAAAGCCTGTATATTTTGCAGCCTCAAAAGCGCTACTAAATTTCATTATTAATTCTCCTGTTTCATAATCGTACATGTTAACAGGTTTGGAACTTATTATTTTCCTTTCCTTTTCTCCCTTTAATTTATTTTCATTCCAAGTTATGAACTGCATATTTTCAAAAAAATAGCCTAATTTAGGATTAATCCTATCTATACTTGGTGCTAGGACTTTTTCGTAGTTATTCTTCTTATACGCTTCATATAAAACAACGAACTCATAGCTATTAATATATTTTTCAACAAAATTAGTAAGTGTAAATGGAAGTTTTCCAAATCCTTTATTTTTATTTCGTATTTTCATGCCATAATATACCTGAGTCAAATGTCCTTTCTTCGTCCTTCTTAACGCTTTAGCATACTTTCTGTGATACTCTTTACTACTAGAATCCCGATGATCCAAACCCTTTTTCTCCACGCTCTGTCACCTCGCTAAACTCATCGACAACTTGTAATTGTGGTGTAACAATAGGAATGATCAATAATTGTGCTAATCTCTCGCCTTTGTTGATGACATAAGTACCTTGTTTATATAAATGACGTTCATCTTCAATGATTATTTTATCTTTTAAATCACGTTTAAAAATTGTTTCCGCCCCGTTATCTTCATGGTCATTCTTAATATTAATCTTCATATTTCCTGTGAATCCCGCATCAATCTTACCTGTTTCAATAACAAGATGTGTCTTGCTACTCACACCACTTCGGCTAGTAAGTAATCCAACGTAACCTTTTGGAATGTTCACGGCTATGTCAGTCGCAATTAATGCTTTTTCTTGCGGTTCTAGTGTGATTGTTTCGGCTGCATAAATATCAAACCCTGCGTCAGTTGAATGGTTTCGTGTTGGTAGTGTTGCATTTTTCGATAATAGTTTAATTTGTAATTGTTCCATTTACTCGTCCTCCTCGTATTTCCATGCAACCGAATCAATCAATTCAATAGCTTTATTAATAATATATCTATCGGCTTCGTTATCAATTTGCCGAATAGAATGTTCTAATTCACGCATTGCTTCTTGAAACACATCAAATAGTTCTTCATTAGTCACTTACTTGTCCTCCTCATTCCATTTACTGCCTTGTTTAACTAACCCTCTATTACTCAACTCGTGACTCAATCTAAATTCGTTTTCACCTTCTTGATACCAAACATCTGCTAAATATCTACCGAAAGCATCAGCTTGATACGTCTGCACATATACGTCCTTGCCTAGCACTGCACTCGTCGTAAATGCTTTCGCTTCGTTGTAACCTGCTTGTCCACGTTCTGGCGTATCTACACCAAGCAATCTAACCTTACGTACCGTATGTGTATGGAAACCTAGATCAATGCGCATTTCTAAAGTATCACCATCAATCACACGTAATACACGCGCTTTGAAGATGTATAGTTTATTGTTTAGGGTCATCGTCATGCACCCTCCTTAAATCATGTAGTAGGTTTTGGAATTCTTGCGTGCCATAAACCGTAGCTAACCACACTTCCTTATGTGACCAATCTATACTTTTTACATCACGCATGTTTTCATTATGAAATACTCTAAATTTCGGTATCATTTAACCATCTCCCCATATTTGTAAATCAGTGTCATAGTACGGCCATCGTTTACCATGTAAAGCATAAGTTTTTCGTTATATGCGGACGGATATTCTATTTCATCATCTATAAAATCTTGTATTGTACATTCATGATACATAGTAACTCGTGGTTTATTATTCATAGTCCAAACTTGTGCTAAATTAGGTATTATAGTATCTTCCGTAATTTCTTCTTCAATTTCAACTTCGAAAGTTTCTTCCAGGTTTATGAATGTGGGCGTGCTAACCCAGCCATTTTCGTTGAAAAAGACAGTGCTCCCTTGGTCTCCGTTGATTTCATCGTTTTTGATACCGTTATCAGATGCCCATCTAAGTAATTCAGGTAATTCCATTTCCTTTTTCGTTTTAATCTTTACCATTCCGCATTACCTCCAATTATTTAATTTTCACGTCATCAAACCAAATTTCACCATCATAATCTTTAAAATACTCTAAAGCTTTTTTGGTAACCTTTTCTCTATGTTCTTTATTAACCACACTAAAATTAGGCATTGGAAATAAGTTGGCGTCATATCCGTAAAAAACCGCTTTACTTTTATTACTCTTGTCCACTTGATATAACCAATCTTCACACGTCCACGGATTATCGTTTTCTGAATAATGGAATCCTCTTTTTAACTGTTTAATATTCATTCTCTCTCCCCCTACATATCAAATATGCTAATCTGACTGCCTAGCTCCTCTGCGTACATTAGATTGTGTATCGCCTTGTATTCGTTAAATTCTGCGTAAGTAAAGAAGTCATCAATGTGACTGAAGTGTGATTGTGGAAAACCTCGCATGTTGTAACCTCCATCAGTTTCCCGTACAATCATTACTTTTTCTTCGACTGCATTGTATAAGTGGAAACTATTCATGTTTTAAATCCTCCAGTATCTCATCGAATGTCTGAATCCCTCTGCCCTCTGTAATTTCTAAGATTACGCCATACACATATTGATTAATCGAGAACTCTTGTCTGTCCTGTTCTTTCGAAATATGTCCTGTACCTTGTCTAACATCTGTACATTGGACGTATACTTTAGGTATTGCATCAATAGGCGTACTTAATCTTGATAAATCTTTAAGCATATACTGTACAAATCCCATTTCGCAAATTGTCCCTTGATTGTGTGGTAGGTAATCGAATATTAGGATTTGACTACTCTGCATTCCTAACGTGTCGTTTAGCACAATACGTTCTGCTAAATCGTCTTGATGAGCGTTGTGTTTGTCATTAATATCTTTATCATCTTGTGGTGCATAAACCTTGTAACCTAATTTAGTCAATTCTGCTTTTTCGTATTCACGTCGCATTTGGTCACCTAGATCTAACATGCCACCGCCTAAATAAACTTGTTTCATCGCTTGTCCTCCAACCAATCACGATAACGGGTAGCGTAATCGATGATTTTATTTAATTCTTTTACTTCATCATCTTTGTAACCTAAACGGTCAATGTATTTACTTATCTGTGATTTAAACGCCCCTCTTAATTCATCAGGACTGTATCTTTCGCACCAATAATCAATAAGGTCTGATTTCCCTGCGCCATAATGACTTGGACGTTTATTTTCGAATAATTCAAAGTCATCTTCATCAGTAATCGTTTCAATACCATGCGCACAATGTAACTTTGCCCATCGTTTATCATTTGGCATTTCTCTTACATAACCTTGTATTGGATATGCATTGATGCCGTCAGTTTTGTGTTTGTAATCCACATAAGCCATAACTTTATCACCCAATTTTAATTCTTTGATTTTCATAACTTCACACCCTTTTTCTCCATTAATTCTTCAGGAGTTGCACCGTTACGCAATCTGCTATTTACAACCTCGTATCGCATATTTAATAATTTAGCTAACTGTCTGACCGATACCACATATCCATTAATAATGAATTCACGTGAATGATCACCAGGGATTTTAGGCAACTTCTTTTCTTTCGGTTTAGCCTCATAACGTTTGATTTCTTTCTGTTTTACTGGCACACCTGCAAATCTGCATAAATCATAGTACGCCCTGCTAGGCTTAACGGATTGCGGTACTGTAGTTAACCATGGTTTCTCTTTTCTTTTCGTTTTATATCTTTGATACGCTTGCTCCATTTTCAATTTCTCAAATTTGTCATGAGATGTTATTGTTGGTTTCTCTCCATTTCGATGTAAAGCTAATACTGTATGCATATTAATCACCTTCTATTTCATTAATTATTAATACTGTGCGTGCAGTCTCTGCATATTTTTTGAATGTTCTGATTTCATAAATCAGTGTGTCGTCCACCCATAATAAATTGTTACCTGCATCTAATATCGTCTTAAGTAAATTATCAATATCAGGCTTTATAGTGTGAGGATTTCCGATACACGCTTCTTTTTTATACTTCGGCCACGACTTACTAGGTTTGAAGTAAAATTCAACCGTTAGTCTTATTGGCTTATCTATCATTAAATGTGATAGTTGATCAGCTACAAACTTTTTATGCTTCACATATGGTGAAGGCATGTAAGTATGTCCACCACCACTAAATCTAGGTCTCGATGCCCCTTTCGGATTACCAAGATTTCTATCGTTTTCCAAATAAAATATTTCTATTCTAGTTTCTGTCATGTCTGCTCCTTTGCGTAAAATCAATTTCATCAAAGATGATGTGACTTACTTTGTCATAGTCGTCAAACAGCGTAATTTGCCCTCTATCAAGCAATCTTTCTATCGCCCAACCCATTTGTACCAAATTTATTTGAATGAGCGCATCGCCGTTATATGTTTTTCTGTAGAGGTCTCCTAAAAAGTCTTGCATCTCTCCAAGAGTCATCAGTAGAACCTCTGACTTTTTTTGTAGAATTCCATTTGAATCACACCTGTTTCGCCGTCTTTATTTTTTACAACATTCACTTCTATATCTGATTTGCCAGTCTCGTTATCAACAAGATCTTTATCATAATAATCATCTCGATATAACATAAAGATAAAATGTGCATCTTGCTCAATACCGCCAGTTTCTCTTAAATCGCTCATCATCGGACGTTTATCTTGTCGAGACTCAACCCCTCGACTTAACTGAGCAAGTGCAATAATGACGCACCCTGTTTCTTTAGCGATTATTTTTAGATCACGGCTAATCTTTTCAACTTCTAACCGTCTTTCTTTCATCGGGACGTCAGACTTCATAAGTGTTAAGTAGTCAATGAATATAACGTGTGGTTTATCACTTTCTTGCATCGCCTGCTCTCTAATGTCTCTAGGGGTAATGACTGCACCGTCATGAATAGATAAGTGCGGTAGTTGCTTAATTTGATTAATAGCGTCCATGATATGATTCGTTTCGTCTAAAGATAATCCTTGTGATTGCTTAATCTTAGTTAGTGGAATGTTAGTAATCATCGATATTAAACGTTCTCCTATGTTCGTCCCTCCAGTTTCCAAACTGAAGAATGAAGTCGGATAGCCTTGTTGAGCGATACGCCACATAATATTTAAAGCGAATGCTGTTTTACCGGTTGAAGGACGACCAGCCAATATGTTGAGTTGTGACTTTTCAAAACCCAGTATTTTATTATCAATACTGTTGTACTTCGTCTTAATAAACTCACGTGGTTTATCGCTTAATACATTCGTCATGATTTCTTCAAGGAAAGTATCAGTAGGATTAGTCTTTTCGATACTCAATTCTTGTAATGCGTTTATTTCATCTGTTAGTACTTTTAAATTCTGATTATCAGGTTGTTGAAGGTACTCATTTACTTTGTTAACAGACTCATTCACTACATAGTCGTTTAATAAATTGTGTTGATCATTCATGAAATATGAGACTTCAGCAATGTCAAAGTTGTAGATTTCGGACAACACTTTAGTAGGTATGAACTCTTTATCATTACGACACTTGTAATAAATTTCGTTGACGTCAACCTTGCCAACATCGAGCACATACTCAATAAACTTTCGTGTATGCTCATTCTCAAACATTTCAGGCGTCAACTTCAGTTTGCTTATCAATTGAGGGTTGCGCATTAGGTTAGATACTAGGCTTTTCTCTGTTTCAGGTCTGTCAATCCGTGTCAAATCCTAACTCCTCCCTCATGCGACGCCAACGTTCCCTTGCTTCTTCTAACCCTTTTTGGTAATTAGGGTCATTTTTAAGCAAATACTCTTTAGTCTGCTCTTTTGGTACCTGCGTGTAATTAAACTCTTTTGGTTTATATGCTAAAATGTCCGCTACTTTAGGTTTGTAACCGTTGTTAGCAATGTAGTTTTTAGTCTTACGTAACGTTGGTTCGTAATCTCCTTTTTCGGATAGTATTTCTATCCATGTGCTTGCCTTTTCTTTAGTAAGGTTCATAGTGTAAACATCATTGACAAGCCTTAATATGTGTAAAGCCTCTTTCTTTAACATCGGCATTAGTTATCACCTAATTCAATTTCAAGTTTATCTAGTATTGAGTTAGTTGTTTGTTTAGGTTTTATTTTTCGTTCTGCTTGATCTTTAGTTGTAATACCTTCTTTATTCCAGTTTTCCAAAATTTTGATAAGGTAGTTAATGCCTTTATTTTTCTCTTTACAGTAATTAATAGCTACTTCGAGAATCCCTACTTTTTCTTCTTTAAATACTTCAATTTCATTTTCTAACTGTTGTACTTTTAATGGACTTTGTATTGATTCTAGTTCTTTACTAATTAATTGAAATATATATGATACGTCGTCTGTCTCTTTCTGTTTGTTAGTCTCTGTGTAGTCTATGGTATTGGTCGGGTCATTTTGTCCCATTGCATCGTGCCAATTTGTCCTCATCGTCGTGCCATTTTGTCCTCATCGTCGTGCCATTTTGTCTCGATGGTCGAGCCACTAGTTTGTTTAAAGTTTCATAATTTACTGAATACCATTTTGTACGGTCAAATCCCGCTTTGTTATAGTTACCAACATGCAGTAAATTTTGTTTTTCTAAACTCCCAAATGTACGCTTGATTGTTCTTTCACTCCAAAATGGAAATTGCTTTTGCCATTCAGGGTAAGAATTGTATATCCACTTCTTACCGTCATGATAGTGCTTGCTGGTATTCAACCAATAGTGAATTTGTTGTAAGATAATCGCTTCATTTAATCCTATTTCTTCAGCTAATTTAGGTAACACTTGTATCGGATAATCATCGATTAGTAGTTTACTCACGGCTTTTCTCCTTTCAACATTTTATTCAATCTTTCGTCTACATCGACCCAGCTGTCGTGCAGGTGGTATTTGTCATTAAAACTGTCCATGCCTATGTTGTGCTGTGATTGATGGTGCTCTCTGCATAGTGCTAATACTTGGTTACCGTAATGGTTTATCTTAGTTCTGTCGCGTCCACGTCCTACCGCATATCTATGTGCTATATCTGAATGAGGTTTCCCGCAGATAACACAATTGCGGTTGACCGTTGACCAATAGAGGAACGATTTGTCTTGTTTAAGTAAGTCACTTGTCTTGTAATTGAGTGGTATATCGTTGTGAAACACCCAATCCAATATCACTTCTATTACTTGATTTGCTTGTGTACGTGTGCAATCACTTAGTGATATTCGTTCATCATAGCCGTAGTAGGTTCTTACATACTCAATAAACATATGCCTCATATAGTCCATAGGCTGTCCTGTATGCTGCTCAATATCTTTCACTAAGGCAAATACCTTGCGACGTTGCTTGTCGGTTATTTGGAATGGATCTACGACATTTACATCAACTTCTACATCGAACCCATTATCGAGTAGCAGTGTTTCTTTATCGCCCAATTCAACACCCGAGATGACAACAGTTGTCGTGCCGTCATCTTGAGTGATATAACTAGTTATTTTAGCCAACGGTCTCATCTCGTTTTACTTTTTTTCTATAATTCACAACATTTCTTGTTATGTTTAATTGGTTAGCGACTTCTCTTTCTGTAAGCCCTTTTTCAAGGAGATAGAATATT